ATAGAAAGTTATAGATTGAATTATCCAGAGAGTGAGATAAAGCAGGAATTAAGTACCTCTCACGCGTCTACGGTCAAAAGATGGTTTAATGAATGTGAAAATAACTTACTTCGTGGAGCGCAGGAAGTAAACCGTATCGGCTGTATTTTTGCATTGAAAGCAAATTACGGGTACACCGAGACTGCACCGGCAATCAAGGAAGGACCGCAACGCGACAGCCTGACCGCTGCACAGCTGCCACAATTGACCGCTTCCGGATGCCTTGAATTGTCCGACAACGAGACACAATAGCAAGTTGAGAATGACACACAATTTACACACAATTTAGACCCTTAAAAAACCCTTTAAAATAAGGCTTTCCGGACACGGTAAACCTTGATAACGACACAAAATAAATATTTTGCGACATACTTAATCATAAAGGCGTTGAATTGTATTAATTGTTTGAGAATGGCACACAATTCAGCCGCTAGGGGGTGGGGGTTTAGATAGATCCACCAAAAGGCCCTACTAAGTCCCTCATACTACCGCAAAAATAAAAAGGCTTTCCGGTAGTCCCATTCCAAAATATTCCAAAAAACAAAAAGGAGTAAATCAATGTTTTATAACAGTTTGGCAGAAATGCAGAAATCTTATAGAGACCGCGTTAAGGATATTCTTGATAAAGACACCACCTTACCGGCAAGTAAACGTGAAGTATTGCAGATATTTGATTACCTGGCAGAACAACACGCGGATGATGTTAGAGCCTGTAACATTCTTGATGAGGTTGTTAAGGCTAATGTCAGTCGCAGGAAATATAAAAAGATTATGCTTGCGGTGGCTAAAGAACTTACGAATATGCGCTAGGCATAAAGGGGCATCGTTTAATGGTAAGACACGGCACTTTGACTGCCGGGATATGGGTTCAATTCCCATTGCTCCCGTTCGGGAAGAGGTTCAGATGGACGGCTGAATGGCTCTTCCCCCACATGATATATCTGTATTCCATATTTATCATGAACCCCCTTTCTCCGCTAGGACTATTCTGTTAAGAACCGTGAGAGACGGTTCGGCGGGGTTTGTTCGGACAGAACATTAAGATGTCTGCTTGTGTGCGTATCCCACTGCACACAAACGGCATTGTGGAAATCAACCCGTGGTTTCATTTGTTTCCCACGTTCCGTGATAGGCGGATGACATATTATAACTCCTCTTAAAAGTATGTGGTGTGCAGACGTACGGTTGTTTGCATACCGGCGCAAAACGTAGCTTAATTGGCAGAGCAAAGGTTTCTTCAATCCTTTCTAACCTTGATTGCCGGTTCAAATCCGGCCGTTTTGCTTAAAACATGATTATCTCGGTGTAGAGAGGTTTTTCAGCCTTGCCGAGACACGCGAGAAAACGAGATAGGCATAATCGGGATACTGGGTATGCTAATATCTTTTGCTGTACTGTGAGGTACGGCAGGGAGACGGAAACCGTCAACAATGCTTGTGTGGTGTATCATCATAAAGAAGTCAAGGGCAGAGGACTTGTGGCTGTGAATAATAGACGCCTACGGTGTAGGAATAATCCGTTGAGGTTCGCGGAATGAGAGACCACGGACAAATCACGGAAAATCTCAAACTAAGCAGTGTGCCTTGAAGCCGGAGAGATCCGGATATAACACAAGTAACTCGTTAAAGTAGCGGTATGGCACGATTTCATTCTAACAAACACGATAATATTCCGAAAGAACCGTGAAATTTGCGGGCATCAATCCCGCGTGTGCTTTGAAAGCGGCAAGAAGCCTTAGGGTCGCTCCCAAAGGCTCGGACTTGTTGTCACAGTGGCAGAATATGGCTGTATGTATGGTGAATAAAGAGAAATCTTAATTATGTTTTAGTTTTTGGAATGGCAAGATAGGTATTGCAGTAGTAGGGACTTGCCGTTCCAAAATATGCAGATGTGGTGTAATGGTATCACAGTAGCTTGCTAAGCTATCCAACATAAAATGTTGTGTAGGTCCGAGTCCTACCATCTGCGCTAAAGGAGGTAGTTATATGCTCAAAAGATTGGCAAATTGGTATATTCGCAGGAAAACAAAGAATTTAACCCGAATTCCGCTTTTTACAATGACGTTTAACTACCGAAAATACAAAGCAGAGGGCAAAAAGGGCAGCTGCACATTTTATTGTCATCCTGATATTGCGAATGACGAGTATGTGAAAGAAAAGCTGTCTGATGTTGTTGATTATATCCGAGATAACTATGATTTGGATATATTTACAAGGATTTGAGGTGGCGATATGAAAGATTGCTCGATTTGTAAATATTGTGATGAAGATTTTATTTTTGACGAAGAAATAGGAGAAGAATATTCAGTTTACAGTTGCCAAAAAGGAAATGATACATCACTTGATTGTGAGTGCAAGGATTTCAAGCAATGCAAACCCCGGAAATATAAAGAGAAAGATACTGAATGCGATATATGCGAATACAAAGAAAAATGTGCAAAATATAGTTCCGGGATAGACTGTACAACCAGTGGAGATACAAAAACACATATTATTTATCCGCGAGATAAATGTGTTAAAAGGGCTTATGACTCTACGGGTCTTAATAATAAATTAGAGCATATGCAAATTGATATAGACCAATGGTTTCGACTTGCTAATATGCCTACAGATGTGAAATAGAAAATGTAAAAAAAGCAAAAGAACGAGGTGTTGAGATACCTAAAAATATAGCGGACTATTTCAAGAAATATGAGGTGTAATATGTGTGAATTTTGCGAAGAAACAAACTTTAAAATTGTAGATGGGTATGAAAAAGGGAAAAAACATACAGAAAGAACAAAAAGTATTTTTTGTTCAAGAGATTATGAACTTAACGAAGTCAACGGAATAATATTAGTGATTGACGAAGATAAAGAAAACCGACTGTATTTTGATAATTCAAGTTGGGAATATGCAAGAGGATATATAAAAATCAATTATTGCCCTATCTGCGGTAGAAAATTAGACACAAACTATGATGATGATGTTTCGATTGAAAATAAAAAGAAATTTGTGCAGATAATGAGACAATTAACGGCAAAGTGAAAAAAATAAGCCTATGTGCGGCAGAAAGTTGGTGGAAGAATGGCGGAAACAACTATTTTGTATATTTCCAAGGAACAGAAAAACATAAGAGATTTTCTTGATTACATAGCAAAAAGAGTAAAAGGCAAATGTAGTGTTTACACTTATCATCGCGATAAAAACATCTTAGAAATAGACAATATAAGAATTGTTGGCAAAAATATTTATGGAAATTATCTTGGAACCGGCTACGGATATTGCCTATATTATTGCTTTTCAAGCAAATTTGGTAAAGACGCCTACGACACCAAAAGAGAGAATGAAGCTTTAAAGCAAATTCTTATGCACACAAGAGAGGGCGCAAGAGAAATATCAGAGGATGAAGTGATGAATATACTAGGCTTAACTTGAAAGTTGGTGGAAAAATGAACGATTTCTTAAAATTCTTTGATGATAAAGCAAAAGACTTTCCGATGCATCTTGAAATCACTTATAGCAAAATATGTGATTGGAATATTTTGATTTACAAAAAAGGCTGTGCTGAAGATTACCCTGAAGCTAGACATGACGGCGAAGATGTAATAATTGTCGATGAAAGTGATTGCGACATGGAACTCTGCTTTGCTAAGGCACATGTAGGGTTAAAAGAATGGCTTTTGGAATTCAATGGCGGATATTAAGGCGGTGGAAGAATGAAAAACGGATGTTACATAACCGACAAGGGCGTAAAATACGAGGTTTGCGATAATCAAATAATGGTTGAACACGATAACGAATATTATGGCTGTTTGTATGGCAAATCATCAATGACCATATATAAAGGTAATCTGGAAGTGTTACATACCGGTTCGAGAAATATCAATACACCCGACGAACTATTTGAGTTACTTTCAGAGATGCCAGAGATGTTTGAGAACATTGACAACCCTTTATCCGATTATCAACCGCCATCTGAAGAAGCAATGATAAATTTCGGCATAGATATTTCAAAAGAAATGGTAGAAAAATATGCTTTGGAAAAGTTTGGCAGACTGCCACAAAGCCGCAGTGAAATGACTCGTACTATGGAGTCTAAAATAATTGAAGAAACAAGGAGATTTATGAGTAATGGAAGAAAAAATCAAAATAATATCTGATGGCAAAATCGCACAAGTGTTTATTGATGGCAAAAAAGTAAACTGCACGGACATGGAGTTACATTTTATCGGTCATTCAAACCAAAGTCCAATGATTAAAGTTAATGCGCGATGGCATAAAACAGATGAAAACGGAAATACAATTCTGAACGAGGATAAAACTGCCATATTGACAGAGGGCATCAAGATAAATTGCTGATTATCAGCGGAAAGGAATATATTATGAAAAAGAAACTTTTAGCATTAGGAATGACAATCTGCATTGCGCTTGGAATGGTTGGCTGTAGAACCGCAGATGTCGTGAACCACAATCTGTCAAAAGATGGAGATGAGTTCAACCTCTATCGAAAAATTACAGTTACAAATGCAAGGACAGATACAATTATGTTGCAGGCAGAGGGATATATGAGCCTTAGCAACAACAGTAGTAATGAGCTTGTAGTTACTATCAAAACAGGCGAGAACACATATTGTAAAGATTATATATATCTTAACGATTGGACGTGTTATGTTATGGAGCAAACAGAACCGGTTGGGACAGATAAGTACCATTATGAATTGGTGTTTTACCCTGAAAGATTAATACCAGATATTGATATTAAGTAAATAATATATTACCGCCGCATAAGAGGTTTGCGGTGCTAACCTAGAAAAATTATAGGCAGAGAGGTCTATAAGCATCTCTGCAAAAGCGGAGGTGCTTTTCTTTATGGCTAGTCAGAGCCTTATTTCCACAGTAAACGGATATGAAAACTACATAGAGCGAAACGGAATAGACGAACAGGTCATTGATGCATACATAGAAGCCGCAAAAGTAGCTGTAAATGGCGAAAACGATATAATGTATGGCTTGCGGTTGACAGACCGTTCTAAGGGCATAATAGAGCGTTTCTGCATGGAAAGGACCGGCGGTAGAATACTTGACCTTGAAAAATACAGCCAACAACATGAAGAAAAATACAGCCTTGTTGATGACTGTTACAAAATTCTTCTAATTGAAGCACCTTATCGATTTGAAAGCTTCATGCTATACATGGAAAAGAACAGACCGGTAGAAGAGAGATTTTATCAGCCTAGAATAAATCCATTACGGCAGGTAGCACAGCTTATTCAAGATCTGTACGATGATGTGCTTGATGAAGGAATGGTGTTTTGCCCCGGACGAATCGGTAAGACACAAATAGTCAAAATGGGTAATCTGTGGTTCGGCTCTAACAGGCCGGAACGGTCTAATCTGTATTCGGCATATTCGGACAAAATTACGGGCGGTTACTATGACGGTATTATTGAAATGATTACAGACCCGACATACACATATGCTGAAATATATCCAAACATAGTAGAGAAAAAGCTGATTACTGACGGAAAAGATTTGACAGTAGACCTTATCCGTAAAAAGACATATCCTACATTTACCATGCGAAGCATTTACGGAACACTGAATGGCGCTTGTGACTGTGACGGGCTTGGAGTTTATGATGACTTATTCAGCGGTATTGATGAAGCATTGAGCGAAGACAGGCAAAATACTGTATGGGGAAAATTCGACAACAACTTTATGCCGAGAATTAAGCCTGGAAAGGCTAAATTGTTGGGGATAGGAACACGTTGGGCGAAAAAGGACGTTCAAGGTAGACGGTTAGACCTATTACAAAATGATCCTGAATACAAAGGCATACGGCACAGAGAGGTTATTATTCCTGCCCTAAATGAAAACGGAGAAAGCAATTTTGATTATCCGTATCATTTGGGATATACAACTCTTGATTACAAAAGACGTATGGCATCTTTTGAGAACAATGACGATATGGCATCATGGTTTGCGCAGTATCAACAGGAGCCTATTGAAAGAAAAGGTCAGATGTTCAATGTCGATATGATGAATTTCTTTAATCCGGCAGAACTTGAAGGAATAAGACCTGATAGGATATTTGCAGCTAATGACCCTGCTTATGGTGGCGGTGATTTTGTGTCAATGCCTATCTGCTATGAGATTGACGGAGAACATTATATCACTGATGTTGTCTACAATGACGGTGATAAGGAAATTACCATACCGGAAGTTACTTCACGAATGGAAAGACATATAGATAAATTTAATAATAAGACAGCAGAAGTCCATTTTGAGGAAACAAAGACAACATCAGCATACCGTACAGATTGTGAAAAGATATGGGAAAAAGACGGATACCCTATTAACACAAGCCATGATCCGGCAGACAATCAGACTGCAAAAATGGATAGAATCAAAAATCATGCTCCAGACATACGAAAACTTTATTTTGTGGACATGAAATATCAAACAAAAGAGTACAGAAAGTATTTTCAAAATATTTTGTCTGCTACTTTTGAAGGGAAAATGAAGCATGATGACGGGATAGACTCTACGGCACAATTATGTGACATGATTTACGGAAATAAGAGAATGGCAAAAGCTGAAGCTATGTTAAACCCATTTAGGAGGTATTGAATGACGACCAAAGACTATCTCAATCAAGTAGGCAGGTTTAATCGAATGATTAATAACAAGCTTGTGGAAATCGCGCAACTTAAGGAATTGGCTTGTAGTATATCAGCAATACAAACCGGAGAACGAGTTCAGACGACACCGAACTATGACAAAATAGGCACAGCATACGCCAAAATCGACGAAATGGAACGAAAACTTGATAAGCTGATAGATACTTATGTAGACAAGAAAAACTACATTATAGGGCAAATAGACGGCGTAGAAGATGAAATGCTGTATAATATATTGTTCGCAAGATATATTGAACGGAAAACATTTGAAAAGATTGCTACGGAACTTGAATATTCGTGGAGACAGATAATAAGACTTCACGGAAAGGCACTTAAACAATTTGAAAATCAATATGGCAAAGAATATCTTGAAAGATGACATAGAATGTCATAATGGCGGCGTGTTAATATTATAGTGGTAAATATGTGTTTCTCCTTAACACACATAAGTCCCCATACCCCCAGGTTGAGCATCGTGCGGTTGCGCGGTGCTCTTTTGAATTGAAAAAGGAAAATTATGGAAAGTAAAACAATATATTGCCCTCGGTGTGGGCGCAAAGTTACCACATATGATGGTAAAGCTACTATAAATCCATTCGCTAAGTGCAAAAAATGTAAGAAACTTGTCATATATGACATAGAACACGATAAGACATTATTAAAACCGCTCCCAGAACGCAGAACGAGTTCGGGAGTTACTTTTTGTTAGAGGTCAAATATGAACACAATGTATTTACAAGACCTTGTTAAAGGCTGCTATGGTAGAAAAATTGCATATACGAACATAGACAAGATAACACCGGATAATGTCGTTAAAGTAATCGGAAGCACTATTGGAATTTTTAATTGGAATAGAACGATTATAAAATATCTGTGGGATTACTATAAAGGCGATCAGCCGGTGCTGTACAGGCAAAAGCTGACAAATGCGGATATAACAAATAAAATTGTAGAAAATCACGCATATGAGATTGTTCAATTTAAGGTAGGTCAGACCTACGGCGAACCGGTTCAGTTTATAAGCCGCAAAAATGATAAAAATATCAATAAAGCAGTTGATATTCTCAATGATTTTATGACAGATGCTAACAAACAAGAAAAAGACATAAAAGCCGGAGAATGGCAATCCGCTACAGGAACATCGTTTAAAGCTGCTCAACCTAAAGCAGGGAAAATACCGATTAGAATTGTAGCACCTACTCCTATGAACACCTATGTTATCTATAACGAAAACACTGAAGAACCAATACTTGCGGTGCAGGAACTCAAAGATGCAGACGGAAAACGGTATAAAATGGCTTTTTCAGACACAATGTCCTTTACTATTGCCGATAGCAAGGTTATTAGCACTAAGCTACACACATACGGCGAGGTTCCTATTGTTGAGTTCCCGAACAATCACGAAAGAATATCTGATATTGAGCTTGTTTCGGGAATGCTTGACGCAATTAATAATATGCAATCAAACAGAATGGACGGCGTGGAACAGTTTGTACAATATTGGGTTAAGTTCGTTAATTGCGAAATTGACGAAGAAAACTTTAAGAAGATGAAAGAAAGCCACGCATTGGTTGTTAAATCAATTAATAAAGACAACAAGTCCGATGTTGACATAATGACACAAGAACTTAATCAAAGCCAATGCCAGGTTGCTAAAGACGATTTATGGAATAACACATTGTCTATATTGGCAATACCAAACAAGCAAGGAAATACAGGCGGAGATACACAAGGAGCAGTAGAATTAAGAAATGGATGGGATTTTTCAAAGACAAGAGCAAAACTGAAAGACCCACTTGTTAAAACATCCGAGAAAAGACTTGCCACCGTCGCTCTTAATATTTTACGGCTTGCAGGTATTGACTTAAAACTATCGGTTACAGATTTTGATGTTCAAATAAATCACAGCCCGCAAGACAATATGTACACTAAAGCGCAAACATTAGTTGTGCTATTACAAGCCGGAATACATCCGCTTGTGGCAATTAAAACAGTTGGCCTTTGGGGCGATGCGGAAAAAACATATGTATTATCTAAACCTTATCTCGACAACCTTTACAAAACTATTAAAGACGCAGAAGAACAAGAAAAAAAGGCACAAGAGATAGTTACACAATTAAACAAACAGCAGAATAAAACAGCTACCGAGGAATAATCGGTAACTGTTTTTATTTTATAAATTTTGCAGTTGTGCGTAAAACAACAGAAATCACATGTGGAGCAACCCACGTTAATAAGCGTAGTGACACGGAGGTAATTTATGACAAGAGAACAGGCAAAACAGAACCTTATTACTATTGGAGTAGCAGAACCGACAGACGAGCAGATAAGTAATTATCTTAATCAGGTCAACGGCGAAACCCAAAAGGAGAAAGATAAGGCAAACCAGTACAAAGCTAAAGCTGACACGGCAGACAACTTACAAAAACAGCTGGATGAAATACAAGCCGGTAATATGACCGAACTTGATAAAGCAAATAAAGCCTTAGAGACGGCCAATAAGCAAATAGCAGACTTACAGAAGTCTAATGCTATTAGAGACTTGCGCGAAAAGGCTATGGCTGATTTTAAAGTCACAGCAGAGCAGGCAAAGTTAATTGTGAAAGAAGATGGCAGCTTTGATACAGCCGAACTTGGCAAGATTATGTCCGAAAAAGAAACGGCCGCAGCGCAAGCGAAAGAGCAAGAAATCGCAAAACATCAGGATATTCCGGGCGGCGGCAGTAATAAAGGCGGTACGGATAACAAGACCGAAGCTGAAAAAATAGCTGAAAGCATTATCTCTAGTGTACCTAAAGACAATGACGTTTTATCACATTATATCCAATAACAGGAGGCAAAAAAATGGCGAAAGAAATGAATATGCAGTATGAGACAACTACATATGCGGGCGATGTTCAGATTTTAAAGCGCGAACCTAACGAAGCAATCCCGCTGACACTCGATTTCGAGGACGTAACAGAAAAAAACGCAGATGGCAAAAAGATCGTTAAAGCCGGAACACCAATCGGAAAAACCGGAAAAGCAGACAACACGGCAACCGTAGTTGGCATCTTAAGATTTGATGTGACAGAAGATAGACCACAGGGCGTACTTCTTAAGAAAGCATATCTTAACACGAAAGTGGCAGAAACGCATTCCGGCGTTACATATGACGCAACAGTTAAGACAGCTCTTCCAATGATTGTATTTGAATAACAGGAGGTTGAACAAATGTTAATAAATGATGTATTAGATAGTAAATCTATTGCTTTATCAGCAACGGAAAATGCTAGTAACCAGATACCATACCTTGGATTACAATGGTTCCCAGAAAGAAAGAAACAAGGACTTGATTTAAGTTGGATTAAGACACATAAGGGCCTTCCGGTGTCACTTGCTCCATCTAATTTTGACTCTATCCCGACACTTAGAGCAAGAGGAGGATTAAGCAAAGAGAAAACACAGATGGCATTTTTCCGCGAGGGAATGACCATAGGCGAAGAGGAAATGCTTGAAATTGAGCGTATTCAGTCCGCTGATGACCCATATCTTGCAAGTGCCTTATCAAGTGTATACGACGACACAAACACACTTGTAAGTGGCGCAGAAGTAGTTCCGGAACGTATGAGAATGTCACTTCTTGCGACTAATGCAGGTCATCCGGTAATTGCCATCGAGAGCGACGGTGTTCAATATGCTTATGATTACGACAAAGACGGAACTTATGCAGCTAATCACTATGCAAAACTTTCCGGCACAAGCATGTGGAGTGACACGGCAAATTCAAAGCCGCTCACAGACCTTAATAACGCAAGGAAAAAACTGCAAAAGCAGGGCAAAATTGCCAGATATGTGCTTATGAACAGCAACACATTTCAGTACCTCCTCGACAATGCGCAGATTAGAAATTCTATTCTTGCGCAGAACCTTACAGCAACAATTGAAGTTGATGATGACACTGTTATTTCAGTAGTGCAGAAGAGAACAAAGCTCACTATCGTACTTTACGACAAGATGTACATTGACGATGCCGGCAATGAACAGTATTTTTACCCAAATGATAAAGTAACTCTTCTTCCGGAAGGAGACCTCGGAAAAACTTGGTTTGGAACTACACCAGAAGAGAGAACAGCAAGGCAGGTAGCCAATGTTGACGTGACCACATATGGCATTGGTATCACAGTTGCTACAAAGGTAGAATACGGTCCGCCTATGAAGATGTCTACGTTTGCATCGGAAGTCGTACTTCCATCATACGAAAATATGGACAGCACATTTGTTTATGAGGTTCATAGCGAATTGTAGGAGGACAGTTTATGAAATACCCACATATAGTTGTTCTTAATGGCAAATGGTATAACGCAGGAGAAGAGGTTCCAGATAACACTGGAGCCTCTTTTGAGTATAGCAAAACAGCTATAAATCGTATGTCCACAGCGGATTTACAATCTTTTGCCGTAGAACAAGGCGTAGAAAATGCGGAAGAACTTACGGGAGCCGAACTCAAGAAACTGTTAATCGAGAAGTTAGGATTGTAGGAACAAACAATGAACGAATACACCATATTAGAGCGAGTCAAGATACGACTTAAACAATTTCATATTGAAGATGAAACCGGAGAAGATGTGGTTGTGTTCGACAGCAAAGAAGACAATCTGTACATCCAACAGCTGATTAAGCAGGTTGAGAACGAAATAAAGAAAAGGCGTAATTACCCTAGCAGTTACACAGAAGAGCAGATTGCGGCAGATATGGCGAATTACGAGGACGTTATTGTCAACCTTGTTGTATATGACCATTCGCAAGCTGGAGAGACATATATGGAAACATATTCCGAGAATGGCGTAAGCCGTAAATGGGTTGAACGTAACAAGCTGATGTCGGACGTAATTCCCTTTGTTAAAGGATTATAAGCTGTTTAACAACGCCTTTAGGGCATTAAAAGAAGATTGTGCGTGACCGTAAAGGTTGCAGGCGGCACACTTTAAGGGTGGTGGGCGGTGTGCCATTTTACGAAGAAAGGCGGTATGTTATGACTGCATCGACAGTAGTAAGCATAATAGCAGTGACGCTTTCTTTTATTTTCGGCATTATAAGCATATGCTTTTCGTGTCGAAACAGCAAAAGAACCGACACAAAAGATATAGAAGAGCGCGTAAAAGAGAATACGCGTATCAATATGAAATTGGATGCAATCTCGACAAACACTACGGATATTAAGAATGAAGTGTCGGAAATGCGGAAAGAAATCAATTCGCATAATGACCGTATTATCAAGGTTGAAGAGAGTGTAAAAAGCTTGCATCACAGACTTGATGGGTTAGAAATCCGAATAAACGGAGAGAAGGAGGCATAGAACTATGATTGATATAACACAAGTAGGAACTGTACTTGCAATAGTAGTAATTGCATATCTTATAGGACTTGCGGCAAAAGCTATTAAGGTAATTCCTGATAAGGCAATTCCGATAATTGTAGGAATTGTAGGCGGTATATTGGGCGTAATCGGAATGTATGTAATACCGGACTTTCCGGCGAATGATGTGCTGAATGCGATTGCGGTCGGAATTGTATCAGGTTTAGCGAGCACCGGTGTAAATCAGGTTTACAAGCAGACCGTAAAGAAAAACGATGCTTGAAATCAATAAACAAACGATGAAATACTCTCGACAAGGCGAGAAAGTAGAGATATACGAAAGAGACAGCGATGGAAACATCGTGTACACGAAATACACAACCGCAGACGGCAAGCCGATACCGGTAATAAAAGATACTGTAATCGGGTATTCTGACCCGGTTACATTCCGTGCAAGCATTAATAACAAGTTGTCGGAAGTCTTGATAAAGGAATTTGGTATTGATGACAGCACAAGCTATCTTCAGATAGTAACGGATAAAGGCGCGTTACCGATTAAGACCGGCGATTACATATGGAAGTCATCGGCTGTTGGCAGGGATAAAAACAACCTTGTTGACGTTACCACGGCCGACTATATTGTCAAAGGCGTAGCGGACGAGGGATTGACGGTAGACTTATTCTTGCTGCAGAAGAATGTGAGGTAGAATATGCCGACAATCACAGTCAATATGTTTTCGCAGCAATCCATTTTAAACGCCGTAAACGCCTTAAAAAGCTACTCTAATTCTCTGACATATAAATGTCAGTTATTAGCCGAAAAACTTGCTGAAAAGGGCGTAGAAATCGCTAGAGTGCAATTAGCAGACCTTGATGCAATCTTCAAACGCGAATTGATAGAGAGTATTCATTCAGAATACGAAACATCGGTTCGCGGTGGCGGCATATGGGCGGTGGTAGCCGGAACAGACCACGCGATGTTTGTTGAGTTCGGAACCGGCATAGTCGGGCGGAGCAGTCCATACAAAGGCAAATTGCCGGACGGCGTGACTTGGCAATACGCAAGCGGTAAGACAATCAGACAGCTTACAGACGGCAGATATGGATGGTTCTATCCGGGCGATAACGGTAATTGGTATTTTACCGAGGGTATGCCGTCAAGACCGTTTATGTACAATACGGCAAACGAACTTAGAGAAATTATTGTAAGCACAGCAAGAGAGGTGTTCGGCAATGACTAGTGATAATCAGTGGGCGTATGACCTTGACAAGATAATATATTCGATTGTATCAGCAAGAGCGAAAGAACAGCTTGTTGCGAAATATCCGACACTGTTTGTCACGGACGAGGAAGAAACATCGTCAAACCCACAGTTCCCGACAGTGTATATACACTCTCTGTCATCCGTGGAAGAGGGAGCAGACCTTGGCGGACAGACAATTAATGCTGTCAGAGCGACAGTGCAAGTCAAGGTAAGTACGAATAAGGATAGCAGCGATGCAAGAGAAGTAATGAGTGCTATCGCTGATATTTTTAAAACGATGCGGTTCAAAGCAATCGCGATGCCGGAAATTAAGACGTCCGGCGGAATATACAGAAGTGATGCGCGGTTCAGACGAATAATCGGCGCAAACGACACACTAACTTGAAAGACCTTTAAGGTCTTATTTTTTTACACAAAATTAGGAGGTAAAACACAATGGCATTAGCAGGAGTATCAACCCTTGGCGTGACATTTTCATACGGCGTTGAAACAACAGCCGGCACAAAGCCTACAGCATTCAAGATTTTAACCCGTATCAATTCGATTGACGAAATTACGGTTACACCGGAAGCGATAGACGCATCCGCACTTGAAGATCCACAGACGCGTAACATTGCCGGCAGAGATACCGTGACAGATACGGTAGCAGTAGGCGTCAACAAGACAGATGACACACTTAAAGAGTGGGAAGACTTGATTACCGCTTATAAGAAGCTTGATGGTGGCAAGAGAATGTGGTTCCAGGAGATAACACCGGGCATCACAAAAGCGGAGTTTTTCGTGGCAGCACCACCTTCAAAACTTCCGATTACAAGCAAGGCACAGAATGAACTTAACATTATGACAATCAATCTTATCTTGGATGAGATGATTGGTACAGACGAAGCCGTTACCCCGACAGCGGGGGAATAGTTAGCCATTCGACTGACAATGTGGTTAAAAAGGCTGTATCGAATGGCACAGACACAGAAACAGCCGACTATACGCAGTACCTTAACGGTACGGAGTAACAACTGACAGAAAGGGCGGTCTACGGACTGCCCCTTTCCTATGTGTAGGACATAGGAGGAAAGGTAAAAGGTATAAAAAATGAAAATTATTACTGTAAAAGGCAATGAATATAAATTAGAGTTTGGCTTTGATGCGGCTGAACACAAAAACACCGTGCAGAAAATGTTCAAGGTTAAAAGCGGTGCATATATGGTTGAAGAGGGCATATCCGTTGACGGAACACCGACAGCAAGCGGAATTATTAACGGAACGGCATCTATGGTAGGCGATATACCGGGCATTGTTAAATCGGCTTTCTATGCCGGATTGCTTGAACATCACGGTATGCCGGAAGAGGATGCACACGAACTTCTTAAGGACTATATGAGGGAGAACAAGCTGTCATTCCGTGATGTGTTTATGGAACTGACAGAGTGTATGGAAACTGACGGTTTTTTCGACCTTGCGGGCATAACGGCGATGCTCAAGGAAGCGGAGCCGGAGGAAGAGAAGAAAACAATCAAAGCCGTCAAGACACCACAAGACCACAAGAAACCGACTTCCACAAAATAATATGGGAAGAATACTTCCCTATGGCTTTTTCGCTTGGAATATCCTTAACAGAGTTTAAACACCTTAACCCAACCAAACTTGCATTGTGTATTGAGGGCGAAAAAATGAAACAGCGGCGCATTGATACTCTTGTGTGGAGTATGTCGCGTGAGTACGGAATACCGATGGTTGCGCTTGGCTCGAATAACGGTATCCTCGGCAAAAAGAAAGTCGATTTTCCGGAACGCCCAAACAGCGACAAATCAGATCCGCCTGAGGTTGACGAGAATGGGGATGAGATACTATCTCCGGAAGAACTTGACCGACAGCGCAAGGCGTTTGTTCTTAAGATGCGCACGATGAAGATAAATTGGGATTTAAACCATCCAAAGAAAGACGAGGGCGGTACAGCTTAACGGCGTACTGCCCTTTATTTTTTTATAAATTAAACAGAGAAAGTAGGTGCAAAAATGGCAGATAACGACATTGACCGCTTGAAGATACAAGTCGAAGCCGAAGCGACTAAGGCGAGCAACGCAATAGACCGCTTGGCTAATAGTATGCTTAAGATGTCGCAAAGTCTTGGCGTAGATACGCACAAGCTGATGAACATTGCGACAAGTATCAGACAAGTATCAGATGCGGCAACCGGCTTTAAAGGTGGCAAATCAGCCGAAATAACCTCTTTAGCACGAAGCCTTATGAAATTCTCATCTGTCGATACAAACTCGATATATGGGATTTCCTCGGCACTACAGAACCTTGCTAATGGTATGGCGGCGGCGCAGAGTATAGACGCAAGCGGAATAGCCGGTCTTGTAAACGCAATATCAAAGCTTGGCGGTGTGAAATCCACAGCCGGAACAGATAACTTGCTCCGTATGAAAGATGACCTTGTGCAATTCATACAAGGGATGAACTCTGTCGGAAGCCTTAATTTTGATGTTACCGGACTGTCGAATCTGATATACACGGTATCAAGGCTTGGTACGAATATATCAAGCAATGCCACGGCAAATTTACCGGGAATATCGACGCAGTTACAGAATTTTGTCCGACAGATGAATGATATAGGCTCTATTAGCTTTGATGTGAATAGGCTGTACAGTCTCACAAGTTCAATATCAAGGCTTGGCGGTGTTGCATCGGGCAGGGCAATAACAAACATTCCACAGTTGGCACAAGCGATTAAGAACCTTATGGCAACCTTGGCAACGGCACCGCAGGTAAGCAATAATCTTATACAGATGACAAACGCGATTGCCAACCTTGCAGCACAAGGCAGTAAAGCAGGAACGGCATCAAACCGAATACAAAAAGGACTTGATAACGTATCAAGGAGTGCCACAACAGCTAAAGCCAAAACAGTGAGCCTTGCGCAGGTGTTTGGTAAGCTGTACGCGAATTTCTTTTGGGTTATTCGTGGCGTTAAAAAATTAAACAGTGCAATCCGAAGCACAACGGATTACATTGAAGCATTTAACTACTATACCGTAGCTTTTAACAAAATCGGTTCAGAATGGGGCGATGAATTTGCTAAATACGGTTATGACAATGCCACAGAATACGCAAACAGTTTTGCAAAGCGCGTAAACGATAAATTAGGTAAGTTATCCGGCCTTAAGGTTGATATAGATGCAGGACTTCTTGTTGAAAGCGGTGCGAAAAACCTTGGACTGAACATACAAGAGGTTACGCAATATGCGTCACAGCTTGCATCGGTAACTAACTCATTAGGGCAGAGCGGAGAGACAACGACCGCAATAGCAAAGTCAATGACAATGCTTGCAGGCGATATAAGCTCACTTTTTAATGTTGATTACTCAACAGTAGCAACAAACTTACAAAGTGGCTTAATCGGTCAATCAAGGGCATTGTATAAGTACGGCATTGATATAACAAATGCTACATTACAGACATATGCCTATAACTTAGGCATTGAAAAATCCATAAGCGAAATGTCGCAAATGGAAAAACAGCAGTTAAGAGTTCTTGCTATACTTGACCAAAGTAAAGTATCTTGGGGCGATTTAGCTAATAAACGAAAGAAAGTTTACAGATTAACTTATCTTTCAAGTGTTGCATAAGAATAGAAATATCTTATGGCAATCGGGCAAAATCGGTGAAGGCTAAGGCTTTAAGCTATGCTAATACCGAGATAACTCAATAGATAGCGAAAGGTTATTGAGTATCGTAACGAGTAGGAAGTGAATAAATATAATCTTCCCAAGAGTGTCCGACACTACTGTATAAAGGACAGTATGAGGTGGAAGTGGCTACCACCAAACCAAACGTAAAACGTGGGTGATAATGTACTCTGAACTTATAGGAAACTATAAGAAGCATAGGATAAAGAGCCTATGCGATAACATGATTGACAATAAATTCGCCAAATAATATGATACGTCAGCTTGGTACGAACTTCAAGGAAACCGGAATGGTCTTAGGGCAGTTGTTTATACCTATGCTGCAAAAGGTTTTACCGGTTATCAACGGTGCTACGATTGCGGTTAAGCGACTGTTAGTAAACATTGCGTCCCTTATGGGAATTAAGATTGACTTTGAAAGCTTTGGGCAAAGCGGTTACAAAGAGGAGAGCGGTGCCGTAGATGATGTTGCGGACAGCTACGATAATGCAGCCGCGGCCGCCAAAAAATGGCAAAATCAGCTTATGGGTTTTGATGAAATCAATAAGCTTACGGAACAGAGCGATACAAGTAGCGGCAAAACGGCAGGTGTCAAAGACACGCTTGACCTTACGGACGAAATCCTTAAGGCAACGGAAAATTACGAAAAGGTTTGGAACAAAGCCTTTGCGAATATGCAGAATGACTCACAAAAGTGGGCGGATAAATTATCGAAGTTTACCGCACCTTTTGAAAAGATGATTGAAGATGTCAAAATAGGGGATTATCTTACACTTGGTAAAGATGTATCAAAGCTTGTAAGAGGTATATTTGACTTCTTTAGTGAAGCGATTAAGAAAGTAAATTGGTACAAAATCGGTAACAACATCGGAGATTTCCTTGCCGGTCTGAAATGGCCTAAAATTTTAAAATCTGCATTAAAACTTCAATTCAATATATGGAAGATGTTAGCGGAACTTTGGTTCGGAGCGTTTGAGTCGGCACCGTTTGAAACCGCAATTATCACGGCTTTTGCGGTAATGAAGTTTACCGGATTAGGTTCAACACTTGCTAAAAACCTTAAAATAGGCATTACGGCGGCACTTTCAAATACGGCACTTGCAACAGCAACAACAACCGGCGCACAGAACCTTGGATATGTAGCAGGAGATGCAATCTTACAAGGTTTAAAAAGTCCATTAATGCTTATTCCGGCTGCCTTTGCAGCAGTAATGCTTCAGATGAATAAGGATGTTCTAAAAGGTATGGAACAATACACGGAACGTATTGAATATTTGCACGCCGACCGTGTATCTGAAAGTGTCAAGAAGTTAGTTAAAGATACAACAAGCTATGTTGATACTGTAATGTCAAACTCTAAGGCAACATTAGAGGAATACAGCCAGACAGAATACAGTTTTAAAGCATTAGACACTTTGGCGGACGGCTATCTTGAACTTGCCGGAAAAGAACAGCTTACAAATGAAGAGCAAGCCAAAATGCAGATGTATCACGATGCTATGATAGATCAGGCACCGGAATTACAAAGCATACTTGATGACCAAAACTTAAGCTACGAAGATTTAGCGAAAAACCTTAAAAGCTATATAGCACAGCTTAAAAATAAAGCCAAAACCGAAGCCGCCCAAAAAGCACTCACTAAAACATATGAAGATATGTATGATACGCAAAAGAAACTCAACGATATGGAAGATGAGTATACGGATAAGCGTAAAAAATGGCTGAATACAGCGGCAGAACTTAGAGAGTACAATAAACAGTACAATGAAGCTAAAAAACGCGCTGATGAACTTCTTATGAGCGGTTCACAAGAAGAATGGGAAAAAGCCAACAATGAAGCAATCCGCATACAGAAGTTGAGAGATAGTGCGGAAGAAGCTTGGCTTGAAGCTAATCAGAACTATCAAGAGATAAATGGCGCATACACCGATTTGCAGACTACCTATAAGCAACTTATGTCAGATGAAGATTATTATACGAATGAATACGTTAATAATGCGACTGATCAGGCTAACGCGACAGCGAATGCGACAGCAAGCATTAATAAAAGCTTATCCGGAATGAAGACTACAACCGTCGGCGTGATGCAGACAATGCACAACAACATTAATGCTACACGCCAGAGATTTGCCAATATGGGTAATACATTACCTGGTGCAAATTCGTATATCGGTAAGAAACTGAGAGAAACCGCGGTACTTGTACATTCATCAATGCTTACAATAGGTAATTATTTTGGCAAAACTTTCAATTATGATGGCTTTGTTACCTATGGCAAGAATATATGGGCAGGTCTTAAAAAAGGACTTGAAAACAACGAAACGCTTAGCGGAGCAAAAAATGTGATTACTTCTGCCGCTAATTCCTTTAAAAATGCTTTCAAGAAAACACTTGGAATACATTCTCCGTCAAAGGTGTTTGAAGAATATGGTGTTTATACCATTGAGGGATATAATAATGGTATTCAAGACCAAATGGATAGTACCCGAAAGATAATGTCTGATTGGGCGAAACAGACAACATATACGGCTACACCGCAGATTAACAGTGCAAACATAAGTTATACACCGTCAAATGTGACCACAGAGGCTATAAAATCAAGTGTTGGTGTTGACATATCAGCCGAGATTGAAAGTGCTGCATTTAACGGAATGACGCGCGCGTTACAATCAAGCAGTGTACAAGTAGGCGTGGAATTTGAGCCGAACGAAATGGGAACATTTAAAGTAGTTCAAAAAGGCGCGGAAAGATATGCTACGGTCACTGGGTTAAGCCCGTTTCCGGTCTGATTGACATCCCTCTTTGTTTGATGTATAATATGCCAAAATCAAACAAGGAGGATGTTATAATGATTTTAGCAACAGCATATGATTTGGCGGAAAGCGCAGCTGGTATACCGTGGTGGGTGTATGTATTAATATTGGCAATTTTTTTAATTTTGCTTATATTATTTATGCGAGTACACGAATACACGAAAGCAATCAAGGAACAGTCTGAAGCACAGACGGCGTTGTTACAGTCGATTTCCTACAAATTGGACGAAATCCAAAAGAAATAAGGTTTAAAAACTTAAGAAGAGAACACTTACAGAAATGTAGGTGTTCTTTTTTTACCCCAAAATCGAGCGAAAGGCGGATTAGAATGAGCGAATGGCTTAAGATTGGCAACCTCAAAATGCCGAAAATATCCGGATTAACACCGAGTTGGAATAAGGTGTGGAGCACAAATACCGGGCGTAACGCAGAAGCGACAATGGTAGGCACGATAAAAGCGATAAAGAAAAAACTTGAAGTAGCTTTTGTCCCATTATCACAGTCCGAACTGAACACGATACGGACAGCCGTAAATAACATCAAAACACCTTATGCAACAGTATCATATCAGCTTAATTCGGGCGAAACAGACAGTTTTACGGCATATACCGGAGATTTAGCCGGACAGCTTTATCTTGATGCGCCCGGCAAGACAATCTACAAAGATGTCAAAATCAGCATTATAGAGAAATAGGAGAATATGAAATGAAATTATTTGAAGTAGTATCGGTATCAAATGGACTTAGAATACTTGACGGAAAGCGACTTCCGGCAAAGATTAATTACGCGCTTATGAAAAATAAGAAAGCACTTCTTGGAGAATTGCAGGGCATCCAGGAACAGCGTATTGAGATTATGAAGTCGCACGCGAAAAAGGACGATAACGGCGAACCGGCATCAGAAAACGGACAGTTCATCTTTGAAAGTGATGCAGACAAAGAGGAAGCTACAAAAGAATATGCGGAATTACTCAATGTAGATGCCAACATTGACATTATGACGGTTACTTTTGATGATATTGTCAAGTGTGACGATATGGAACCGCTCACGACATCAGAGATTGAAGCACTGGAGTTTATGATTGATTAATAATCGGGAGGTAGTTCAATGAGAACTGCAAGCACGGATTTTATAGCGGCGGCAACAACCGACTATGCACGATACTACGGCAAATTTACCGTAGGCGAAACAGAATATACAGTACCGCTTACCGACTTAAAGGTAACGGCATCAGAAAATGGAAGTAGTGACTTAACGATAGGTAACGCGCAATCGTCAAGCATTACTTTTTCTATTTATGAAAATGCGATTGACCTTGAAAACAGAGAAATGGTCTTATTCGAGGGATTAGAGGTATCAGAGGGCAACATAGAATATATCCAAATTGGGATATTCAAGATAACATCTGCCACGGCAGAAGAGGGAAAAACATCTTACACCGGATATGACCGTATGTACAGCAGTATGGAAATGACGTATGTGTCAAAACTGAAATATCCGAGCAAAGATATTAATATTGTCAAGGAGATATGCACACAAGCCGGTATTACGTTTGTTGAAAGCACAATGGACGATAAGACAATATCTATTGCAACCGCCCCAAAAGTATATACAAGGCGCGAAATGTTGGGTTATCTGTCGGCAAGGCAGGGTAAAAATGCTGTCATCAATTCACAAGGACAGCTTGAATTCCGGTGGTACAAAGATGCTGATTACACTATACGTCCGACTAAATACTATGAGAATGGCTTAAAGTTCACAACAAGCAAGGCTTTTAAGGTCGAGAAGATAGTATGTGAGGTTGCTACGGATAACGACAGTAAAACCCTTACAAGCGGTAGCGGTACTATGGCAATCAACATATCCAATCCGTTTATGACGCAGGCGGTTCTTGATGCCGTATACAAGAAGATAGGCGGTTTTACTTATAGACCGCTTACGGTTGAATGTCTCGGCGATTGGCGACTTGAAGTCGGGGATATTGTCAAAGTAACATCTAACGGTGTAGAGTATTCCGCCCCGATTACAAGTATTGTTTATGATTGTGACGGCGGTCTTAAATGTTCGATTGAGAGTTGCGGACAATCTGACACAAACAATTCAATCAATCCCACGGGTCCGATAACATCTCAAATGCAAAGGCTGACAGCAGAACTCATAACAGCTAATCAGGTTATCGTGACAAAAATATCCGCGGAGCAGGCAGACATCAAGTATGCTACGATTGCTAATCTTAACGCGCTATCGGGCAAATTTGACACGTTAAGCGCAAAGGCAATAACTACGGATAACCTAGCCGCCGCGACCGCTAAATTGGGCTATATGACAGCAGAACAAGCGGATATTAAGTACGCGAATATCGAATTGACAAATATTGACACCGCAAACGTGGCTACATTGTTTGCAAAGGTTGGCTTGATTGACCGTGCAACCGTAGTTGAGGGGCATATAACCGGTTTTCTTGACAGTGTAGAGGTAAACGCAAATAAGATAACCGCAGGAACACTTGTTGCGGATAGAATACTTCTTAAAGGTTCGGAAAGTGGATTGCTTTATGCACTTAATAATCTCGGCGAACTGACAAGCACTACGGTTGACAGCTTAGACGGATATGTACTCACTGACCGTACAATCAATGCGGATAAGATAGTCGCAAACAGCATAACCGCAAATGAACTTGATGTTGAGAATATATTCGCTGATAATGCGGTAATCTCAACGATTACTTCGCAATCGGCATTTATCAACGCTATCAGTACAAATAGTGTGGTTGTAGGTATAAAAAACACTGTGGATAATTTATCAGTAGGTGACCGGAATTTACTTCTTGCAACAAAGAATTTCGGTAAAATATCTACATCAAATGGTGACTGGTCAATGACAACAGATAATGATGGATTTACGGTTGCGGGTCGAACTGGTAACGGAAATTGGAATGCTATACGAACAATTACTGATGTTGACGCTACGGATAATGCACAATCTGATAAACAAATAGTCATCACCATTGACGCAAAAGCGGACGACCTTGCGGTCTCTCCGAAAAACTATCTCATAGCTTGTGAAGTGTATGGGTCAAATGACGGATTTAAAACGTGGTATAGAGCGGTATACACAAATTGTTATATTGACGGTTCGGGTAACAACTTAAAATATTTAGCCGGCACAAGAGAAAACAATAAATGGTGTACATTAAGTTTTACAATGACATTGGATAAACTGACATCCGGTTCGTGGGGAACGTATAACGAGTACCGTTATGGAGTAGCCGTATATACGACTAATAATAACACTAGCCATACAATCAGTGTTCGTAAATTCAAAATGTCATTCGGCAATGTTCCGTCAGATTGGTCACCTAATCCGGATGATATATCGGTTGAGAACATCTATTCCGCAAACACCACAACGATTGATGGTGGGAAAATTACAACCGGAACAATCACGGCAGACAAGATAAGCGTTGATGATTTAAGTGCAATCACGGCTAAAATCGGTTCGTGGAGCATAACAACAAACAAGATTTATGCCGGAGATGCCGAAACCGGAACAGCAGTTATGCAGAGACCGACTGTAAACACAAAATGGGTATTTGCGGCCGGCGGTAAAGACCATACTAATTACGGAGATTGTCCGTTCCGTGTCGATAAAGAGGGCAGCCTTTATTCAACAAGTGGAACAATCGGCGGATTTACAATCGGTGCTGATTATTTAAGAACAAAAGCAGACAGCCGTGGCTATAAATTCGGAATGAGTTCTAACGCACAGCCGACCGGAATATGTTCGTATATCGGCAAAGAGGGTACGGACTATGACTATGTATATAGGCTTGGTTGGGACGGCAGTGTGGAAACATCTAAGCTGACAGCCGGCGGAGCAGTATTCGGAAGTGGGCGTGTCTATTTTGAAGCAACCGAAAAAGCATATCTGACAAAGGGCGATAGCATACCTATCGTATTTTCTACCGGCGGATATATAACCGGTGGCGGTCAGACGGTAGCTTTTTTTCTCCCGACAAGGCTTATTATTGGCGCGAGTAAAGCAACGCTCTCATTTACATCAAGTGAGGGTGTTAGGGTCAGACAAGGTGGTAAATATTGCTATGGCTCTACGGCTGAAACTAATGTCAGACCAATATCTCAATCAATATTGTTAAGCGGAGAATCAGGCGTGAATGTGCAATTAGTAATGTCGAACTCAACGAATGCAATCAACAATGACGCTTGCGGCGTGGCATTAACCGGCACACTTAAATTATCTTAGGAGGTAAAAAATTATGAGTAGTAGAGTATTAGAAGATGCAGTAAATCAGATTACCTGCACATACAAGACGCATTGCGATAACAAAAAGAATGGCAATGCGTGGGCGCAAGGCATAGACCTTGTGAAATATAAATCACAGCTTGATTTCGTTACCGCACATTCAGACGGTACGGTTATCAAGGTTATAGCTTATCTCTCCGGTACAAACGGTGTGCCGGACAAAGAGGGAATGGGATATGGTAATTATGTGATGATTAAGCATAATGACAAGATATGCACCTTGTACGCACACCTCGAAAAGGTATATGTAAATGAGGGCGAATTTGTCAAGAAAGGACAGCGCATCGGCTTTATGGGAAATACCGGCGGAAGTTACGGAGCGCATCTTCACTTTGAGGTCAGAGAGTACCCGAACGGCATCCCGACAAGCGGTTTACACGATGAAAGCAAGTATAAATGGCTTGACCCTACACCGTACATTGACGCGGACATTACCGGCATTAATACGGCAGAATACAAACTTAACGGACTTGATTATTCGCCGGTTTTCAATCCGAAATATTACCTTAACAAATATGCCGACCTTAAAGCAGCTTTCGGCAGTGATTATGACAAGGCTTGGGCGCACTTCAAACAGTACGGTATGAAAGAAGCAAGGCAGGCAAGCGCGGAATTTAACGTAATTGCTTACAAAGATAACTATGCCGACTTAAGAGATGCGTTTGGCGACAATCTTCCGTTATACTATGAGCATTATTGCAATTACGGACGTAAAGAGGGCAGGAATGCAAGGACAGTTGAAAAGAAAACACTGACACTGACAAGCTACCCGAATTATACAAGCGGTAATGGATTTTATCGTGTAAGGAAGTCTTACAGAGACGAAAAGAACGCAATCGGTTCTTATTGTACTTGGAGTAGTGCGTACAAGACTTGGAAAAGATACAAGTCAAGCGGCTACCATATCTACGATAAAAACGGCAAACAGCTTGATTAAGGGCATTAAAAAGGCGTGTGGTACTTATGTACTGCACGCCTTATTTTTATTTCGATAAAATATCTACATAGAACATATCAAGGTTTATCTCCTGACCGCTTGAACCGTCAATAAAATTTGTGGTATCTACAAGTCCGTTAAAAGTTCCGTATATTCTTATTATATCTTCTTCTAACAGCTTTTCGTAGTCTTTAGCAGATGTATCTCTCTTATCCGTTACAAAGAACATATCGCCATCGTAAATATCGTATTCCGGGTCTTTAGTGAACACCTTGTATGTGGTAGTACCGAAAGAGGTTGATACGTCAAATATTTGTACGTCAATGTAAAAATTCTGCCCTTTATACTTATCGGGATTGCGCTTGACATCTTTATAGTTGAGTTCCGAGCAGGTAGCGGCAAAATCATCTTTAGACAAGTCGGTTTTTGAAGATGAGGTATTGCTACCTGATACAGCAATTATTATCGTGATTACCATTAATGCGGTCGCAATAGAGCCAAGGACAAGACCGGCTGTGGCGGTTCCACCCTTATAACCGTATCTTTTGTTCGCGCTTGAACCGGTTGCACCTAGTACAATCGCTATAATGCCTAGAATACCGCCAACAAATATAAATGATGTTAGTATACCTATGATACCTAAAACAAGTGCCGCTGTACCTTTTGGCTTGTATGGCTGCGGTTGCGGTTGCGGTGGGACCGGTTGTTGCCATTGTGGTGGTTGCTGATAAAATTGATTATTATTATCCATATGTCTCTCCTTGTAAAATCGTGTCGAGAATTGCGATAGATTACCGCGTATGCCCGACAAAATGTGTGATATGATTGTAAATGTCCTCGGAAAGAGGATATTCAAGTTCCGATGTGGCGGTGTTTGGTAGCGCGGCACCGTCACTAGAACTTAATGATACTTTATGTGGGATATTTTGTCAATGTGGGTTGACAAGCAAGAACAAATGTTCTAATATAGGCATATCGCTACTATAATCGTGTGGTATTCGGGAGGGTTGTTGTATGGAAACAGAAGAATACAAATGTCAAATTATTACAATGATTGAGCAATGCAATAATCGTAGATGGCTTAGTGTCATATATAAGTTTATTAAAGTATTACTTAACAGATAAGAAAAAAGCCAAGGGTTTGCGCATTGCCCTTGGCTTTTCTTTACTTGTTTTCAGAAATTAAATCAATTAATTTCTCTAACTCGTTCCAACCCTTGTCATCTAATCGAGCAAGAGCCGAAATCAAACGGCGTCGAAAATCACTTTCATTAGTTCTTATGACTTCCCCAAGCAATTTTGAAATTTCTTCATCCTTAGAAACAGGACTCATCATTTCTCCATTTCCGGTTCGCAGCCATTCCTCATTAATGTTAAATTCTCTACATATTGAAACGATGACGGCATCAGTCGGATTTCGTAATCCTAATTCATAGTTTCCTATAGTATTTCCTTTAACACCAATTCGATTTCCAAATTCCGCTTGTGTTAATTTTACTTCTTTTCGGATTTGTTTTATTCGGTCTTTCATATTCTCTACCTCTTTTCGAGATAAATATATCAGAAAAATCCCACATAGTCAAGAAAAAAGTATTGACAAATTCTTCTTTGTGGGATAGAATAATCACATAGTCAACAAAGGAGGTGTGACACATGAGTGAAAAGGAAAGACAGATAGTTGAAAAGCTGAAAGACGCAATTCCGAAAATGTCAGAGTTTGACAAGGGATATATTCTCGGCAAGACAGAAAGCCTTGCTGACGGCTCGGAAGAAAAGAAAAAAGAAAAGGAGTAGATATATGGAAAAACCAAGAACAATAGAAGATGACCCAATGCAAAGAACCTTACAGGATTATGTAGAACAAATGGCGTTGGGCGTTGCAAATGATGTTGTAAGAGGTGAGAGAGTTGAAAAAATACACGACGAATGCAAGATACTCAACTCCCTCACAAATGCCTTATTGGCTGTCAAGTATTAATAGCCAACATGAAATGGATTACTGATTGCTGCGACTTTAACCGGCTGCGCTTTGACGGTGTTCATAAATTCATCATAGTATTTGCTATATTCTTCCTTGAATTTAGTTACATCGCCTTGATAACCACAAATTTTAGCAATCGCATAAAGCTCCGCAAGTCTTGAACTATCCATTAATTTTACCACCTCTTTTCTGAAATGAGATAAGAGGATTATATCACAAAATATCTGGAAAGGAGAAGTATATGGATTTACAAATATTCAATAATGAAGAGTTTGGAGAAATCCGAACAGTAACCAAGGATAACGAACCTATGTTTTGTTTGGCAGATGTATGTAAAGCATTGGAGATAGCGAACGTAGGAAATGTAAGGCAGAGGTTGTCAGCAAAGGGTATCCGCATTATGGACACCCATACAAAAGGCGGAACACAGAAGATGACATTTATCAATGAGGCCAACCTTTACAAGACAATTTTTCAGAGCCGTAAAGATAGCGCAGAGAGGTTTACAGATTGGGTAACATCAGAGGTTCTTCCGTCAATCAGAAAGAACGGCGGTTACATAGCCGGACAAGAAACAATGACGGATGATGAACTTCTTGCTAAGGCTCTTATGGTGGCAAACAACAAGATTGCAGAAAGAGACCGCATAATCGAACATCAGAAAGCCAAAATCGAATATGACAGACCGAAAACCATTTTCGCCGATGCCGTAGCGACAAGTAACACATCAATCCTTGTCGGAGATTTGGCAAAGATAATATGTCAGAACGGCGTACAGATAGGTCAGAAGCGGTTATTCGCGTGGCTTAGAGATAACGGCTACCTTATGAAAAACGGTTCTTCCTATAATATGCCAATTCAGAGATATGTGCAGCAGGGTTTATTTGAAGTTAAGGAAAGAAGCATACAGAACCCGGACGGAAGTGTGAGAATAACCATCACTCCTAAGGTAACGGGGAAAGGACAGTTGTATTTCGTGAACAAGTTTTTAGGAGGTAGCAATGGTAAAGAGGAATAAATTTAAACGGTTCATTCATTCACTATCGTGGGCGGCATACACCGGAGCAGTGGTGTTTATAGCATTGATGTTGATGTTGATAATTGTCGCTATGATAAACCATAACCGGAATATCGTAGACACGGAAGAGTCTGAACCGGAAACAGAAACAATAATTGAAACGGTCAGCATTGTACGGCAGACGGACAGTGAGGATTTATATTTTTCGATAGAGAAAGGAGAAGACAATGGCAATTAAGAGTTACAAGGGATTTCACAAAGATATGACTTGCAAAGGATTTCAGTATGAAGAGGGCAAGAAATACGAGACAGAAAGGGCAGAGTGTTGCGAAACCGGATTTCATGCGTGCGAATATCCGTTAGATTGTTTTTCACATTACGCGCCAAATGACAGTGTATATCATGAGGTAGAACAGGACGGAGACATTGACCGCAAAGATGACGGTACAAAGATTGCGTCAACCAAAATCAAGATTGGCGCAAAGATAAGCATAGCCGGAATTGTTAAAGCAGCTATCGAGTACACAATGAGCAGAACTAAAAAGGAAGCAAGCAAAGATGATGATTACGGCGCATCGTCAGCCACCGGTTCTTGTGGCGCATCGTCAGCCACCGGAGATTACGGCGCATCGTCAGCCACCGGAGATTACGGCGCATCGTCAGCCACCGGAGATTACGGCGCATCGTCAGCCACCGGATATTACGGCGCATCGTCAGCCACCGGATATAAAGGCGCATCGTCAGCCACCGGTTCTTGTGGCGCA